GAAACTCTTCACCAGCGTGCGGTGCGCTTGGTCAGAAAGCTTAAGCCCACAGCCGCTAGAGGATTTATCTATTTCTGTCTGTTTTGTATCGCGTGTGCAATCCTTTATTGGATATACAGGAAGTACATGGCCTGGAGACAAGTTAACGTGTTCCCTAACAAGGTTATTTCCGTACAGAGAGAGCGCAGACCCCAAGGCCATAAGGGAGTGTTCACAAGCAAAGCAAAGATTTCTCGGTCAGTTGAACCCAGCCTTACTAATGAAGATATTGAGCGCATGGAAGGCCAGCTCCTGACTGATGCTTATGCACAGCAAGGAAAAGGAGAGAACAAAGGCAACACTGTCACTAGAATGAGACGCAACCTCGATCGAAGCGCCATTAATCTGGCAAATCACGGAGCTCGAAGACTCGGCAAAAATGGAATCTGGAGGAGTTATGAACAGGACTTCGATGACGTTACTGAGTTATTTGTCTTGAGAGAAGGCGCGGGAGATGATATTGCCAACGAGGATTTCTATGACACTGGCTTTGACTTAGCCATGTCTGAGGCTGTTGAGAGAGGATTCGGGCACGAATTTATAGGTCGCTACGGTAAGCCGATTATAGGCGTAGAACTCTTCATTAATGAAGGAGGTAAAGAGAGGACTAGATGGGTCTACTGTGATAAGGACCGCTTCGAACAGGCAGAGCGAGAGATGAGAGAGCGCGATAAAAGACAGAGTGAGTACTCTGACCGCAAAGAAGATTACGATGTGGAGAGAGATCGCCATAATCGTAAGGGAGATGACCTTGATGATTATGAGGAAAAGCGCGGCCCCAGAAGGAAGAAGAGGCACATCTATGAGGTTAAGGACGATGACGATCAAACATTCTATGTTGAAGAGGGAGCTGACGGTAAGCTCCACACCGTCAAAAGGAAGACTTACCCCATGCACGTTAAAATGAATAGAGATGGCCATCCTTGGTTTGTGGGCAAGCCTATGGCCCTTAACGTCTCAGGCATGTGCAGGAAGACAGGATGTGAGCACCCCCACTATAAAAATGTCTCTTGCGAGGATTCCTCCAAACTTTGGAAGCAGCAC